CAACAAGAGAATGTTCAGTTTTCTGATGATGTTGCGGGAGATACTCTGAAATTTAATCCTATTACAGATACTTCTTTTTATGATGACTACATCCCAAATGCTGATTTATCTAATTTTTTAGCTCGACCTGTAGAAATTAATTCTTTTTCCTGGTCACAATCAGATTCTTCAGTCATTAAAACTACTATAAAACCATGGCAATTGTTTTTAAATAATACTATTATTAAAAAGAAGATTGATAATTTTGCTTTTATAAGTTGCAATTTACATGTTAAAGTAGTTATTAATGCGTCTCCATTTTTATATGGTAAGATGATAGCTGCTTATCACCCTATGGCTTCACACTTAAATAACAGTATTGGTCATAAAAGTGATGCCCCAGCTCTTATACCATTTTCACAACGACCGAATATTTCTATTATACCATCATGTAATAAGGGTGGAGAAATGATTCTTCCTTTCTTTTATTGGAAAAATTGGTTGGAGGTGACAAATAGTTCTGAGATTGGTTCAATGGGCAGTATAGACTATGTGCTCTACTCTGCTTTACAATCTGCAAATGGTGCCACTGGAAATAGCGTTCAAGTTACCACATATGCGTGGGCTGAAGATGTTAGACTGTGTGGACCAACAATTAAATTGGCTATGCAGAGTGAGATTGAGAAATCTAAGAAAGATGAATATGGTAAAGGTGTTGTTTCTGCGCCGGCTTCTGCTATTGCAGCAGCAGCTGGTATGCTTGAAGATATACCAATCATTTCACCATTTGCTACCGCTACACGTATAGGTGCTGAAGCAGTCTCATCTATAGCAAGTATATTCGGATTTACGAATGTGCCAGTTATTAGTGATGTTGCTCCATATAAAAATTTGTCCTTTCATTCATTAGCTTCTACCCAAATTGGTGAACCTGTTGAAAAATTGACTCTTGATCCGAAGAACGAATTGACTATTGATCCAGCTATTGCCGGATTAACTGCTAATGATGAATTGAATATTTCAAGTATTGTTCAGCGTGATTCTTATTTAGCTCAATTTCCTTGGAATAATACGCAAACTAAAGATACTCAATTGTTCAATACTACAATTTTACCTTTGATGAATAGTTACGCTACTTCTGGAAATACATATTGTCAATCCTCTCCAATGGGACATTTACAATTTATGTTTTGGAATTGGCGAGGCGATATTATATATACATTTAAATTTATTAAATCACCGTATCATAGAGGACGTGTTCGTATTTCGTGGGATCCTGTTGGAGATATTGTTTCTACTAGTGATAATACAACAGCAGTGTTTAATCAAATTGTTGATATTTCTACCACTGATGAGATTGAAGTTAGAATTCCCTATATGCAGGCTTTACCCTGGTTAAGGACTAAACAATCCCAACCCGAGCGATCGGGGAGATATAATTGGTGGCAAACATCATCATTTGCGTATGAACATGATAGAAATTATTCTAATGGAACTTTAACTCTTAGAGTTTTGAATGAACTTACGGCACCAGTCACTTCATCTTCTATTGATGTGATGGTACATGTTCGTGCAGCTGAAAACTTTGAGTTTGCTAATCCTACAGATTTTCTTGATACCCGATCTGTGTTTCCAACACAGAGCGAAGTTGAAAGTACAAAACTAACAGCAGTGGCTGGAAGGGAAGGTACTTGCGATAAAAATAGGTATCTAGTTAATTTTGGAGAAGCAGTGGTTTCGTTACGTACATTATTACGGCGATCTACATTAGCTTATGTTCAAACACAAGCTTTAAGTACTACTGCACCTTACACAATTGTACATGCGGCCCAATCTAGAATTCCACCTAGCTGGGGTTTTGATCCTAATGGATTTAATACAGCTAATAAAATTATTGGTGCTTCGACTGCTCCGTTTAACTTTGTTAATCGCACACCATATAATTGGTTGGAGTTTATGTTTGTAGGGCGTAGAGGATCTATGATCTGGCATTATAATGTTGATGTCGGAGTTTCTAACTCTCATAGTGTACGCTTGGAACGCCTAATTACTCCAATTACTAGCGCAAATCTAGATAATGTTATTGTTCAGGATTTTGCGGGGTCAACCGATCAGGAAATGAGGTTCTTTACCACATTTTCTGATGGATTGCCCAGATATGGCTCTGGACTTGGAGGAGTAGCTTTAACTGACCAGAATTCTCAAGCTGGTTTGTCGGCTTTGTTGCCGATGTACAATAATTTTAGATTTGAAATTAGTGATCCTTTCAAAACTATTTATGGAAACACCTATGATAATTCAGATACTGAGATGTTTGATTTAACAACTTGTGTCCGTAAGCAACCTGAATTGAGTGCCAATCACTCTGTAGTTACATTTAAATACTGTTCTATAGGTACTGATTTCAATTTTCTTTTCTTCTTGAATGTACCCACCATGTATGTTCATGGAGATCCATCTACCACTTAAAATAATCACGGTATGGTCGTGATTGTCTTCATTTTATATATATTTTATATTTTTACATATTTTATATTGAAGTTGTAACATTTCGTTAGACGAAGTCTTACAGTCTTTACATTTATAGTTTACTATGTTAGTAGGCCTTAGTTTTTGTAAGTCTGTGACTCGTCGCAGGCTGAAATTTTTCTAATAGCCAACAAATACTAATCATAATGTTTTAAGGCTGGC